AATGAAAAAAATTGTTGATGCAAAGAAATCACAGGATAAAGATAAGATTCAGGCTATTAAGGCTCTTATGCAAATTAGCGGAATGATGGATACGGAGAAGAGAACTGAATCATTAACCCTATTTCAAGGTTTTACAAAGGAGCAATTAGATGCTATCCAAGGTGGAGATTCGAAAAAGCTCATTGAAGCTTCGAGAGAAGTTGAAAAATAAGAAATGCATAGTTTGTGGATTTCCTATGAGGGAATACGCATCTATATGGTACAATCTAACGGAAGATTATTTTTCCATAGAGTGTTGTGAATGCTTTTCGTCGTATGATGAGGACTTCGAAATGCGAATGCCTGGAATAATATTTAATTGTGGAGAAGCATAAATGAAAACTGTTAAATTTGATCTAGTACTAAAAGTACATAATGATTTAAAAGAAGATGAATTAAAAAGTTCTTTAGAATATTATATGATAAATGATAATGCTGTTAGGGGACTGGTTTCTCAGGTTATTGGAGAAATTGATGCTCCAGAAAATTTTTCTATAATTTCAATGGAAATAAAGGAAAAAAGAAAGGTAAAGAAGAATGCCGTACAAAACAATGGGAAAAACGGTATACATCAAAAATGAAGCTTGCGGTATACGGAACTCTTCGTAATGGAAGTGAGGATACTGGAAGAATAGAAAATACTTCTCTTGTCTATCCTGGGCATCAAAGATTTCCTGCTGTAATACAGGATTATCAAGGCAAGGGTACTGTGGTGGAAGTTCACGATGTAACTAGCGAAGAGATGGCTCAGTATGATTTGTATGAAGGTCTTGCCATCGGTCTTTACGATAGGGTTAAAGTTAAAGTAAATATGGATAAAGGCGAAGAAGTGGAAGCTTGGGTATATGTTGCTGGCCCGCGCCTTCTTAAATTAGTAGATGTTTTTGAGGAGATTCCAAATGGAGACTGGAACAATAGAAAACTTTAATATAATTTCGAATGACTTGGATGAGAAAGAAAGAGTCCTTAATATGGTATCAAAGGACTTGGTTGCTTTTGGGCAGCTTTTTCTTCCAGATGATTTTATGAAATCAAAACCAGCTCTGTTTCATCATAATGTAGGCGAGTTTCTTTTAGATAATACTATAAGAAGGCTTTGTGTTATATTACCGCGTGGTCATACCAAATCCACTATGGCAAAAGCAGCTTTGCTCCATAGGATATATTTCAATCCTAAAGGAAAGAATGAATTTGCGGCTTGGGTATCTGAAGAACAGACACAGGCGATAGACCATTTAAAATACATTAAAACACATATAGAGTTAAATCCTGCCTTGCATTATTACTTTGGTGATATAGCTGGAAGTAAATGGACGGAAAAAGAAATCACCACATCTAAGGGTGACAGAATTATAGCAAAAGGAACTAGTCAAAGACTTCGTGGGAGATCGGAACTCGGCCTTCGTTATACAAAAATTATTCTTGATGACTTTGAATCTGAGTTAAATACAAAAACTCCAGAAAGAAGACGTGAAGTTAAAGAATGGCTTATGTCAACGGTATATCCAGCATTGGAAGAGTCAAAAGGTAATGAAGGTGCAATATGGCTTGTAGGTACGATCGTCCATTATGACTCTGCTTTGCAGGCTATATACGATGGATATTTAGAGGCTAAAAAAAATAAAGAAGATTATACTTGGCAGATTATATTTCATCGTGCGCTTGAGGATGGTAAACCGCTTTGGCCTTCTTATTTTCCAAAAGAAAAGATTGCAAGTATAAGAAAAGATTATGAGAACGTAGGGCAACTTCACAAGTTTGCACAGGAATATATGAATGATGCTCGCGATCTTGAAACAGCTAAATTTAAAATAGACAAGATAAATTATTATGATGGTGAATTTAAAGCAAAAAATAATCAAGCGTATATAGTTACTAAGAAAGATGCTATTCCAGTTAATGTTTATATGGGTGTTGACTTGGCTTATGAATCTTCTGCTAAACATGATTATCAAGTAATAGTGGTAGCTGGAATTGATAGCGATAAGAATGTTTATGTGATTGATATATTTCACGAACATATTCCTCTTTATGATATGCCTAGAAAGATATTTCAATATGCTAAAGAATACCAGCCGATGCGAAGAGCAAATGTGGAACATGTAGGTGCTCAAGGTATTATAAAAGATGCTGTTAATGCTCTATCGGGAAAAGATAGAAAGATGGCTCCTGGTATTGCTCGTGGTGTTAGACCGCCTACTGGAATTAAAAAAGAAGATCGGCTTGAATCATTGCTTTGTCCTCTTGTAAATCGTGGCAAGTTTTTTATGAAAAAGCAACATAATGAAATAGTGGATGAAATGTTTCATTTTCCTAAAGGAAAGAACGATGACTTGCTTGACGGCATTTGGTATTCGATTATAAATGCCAGAGCTCCATTGAGCAGAAAGTTTGATGCTGAGAATTTTGAAGAGACAGTAGATCAAAAAAAGGAGTTTTTAGCAAGAAAAATAGTGAGAAACTGGATTACTGGGCAAAGAATGTGAAAAAAATAAAAAAAATACTTGACATTGTACCCTTTTATGCTTATATTATAAGTAAGACAAATTATATAGTTAGGAGATATCGATATCGCTAATGAAGAAAATCTCGTCGAAGTCGACGAGGCTCAAAAGAATTTGGATTTGTGGCGTAGATGGCGGGATGCTCGTGTCGATTGGGACGAAGAAGCCCGTGACGCAGTAGATTTCGTTCTCGGAAATCACTATACTCAAGATGAATCAGATACCCTGAGTGCAATTGGTCAGGGAGATTTTATCATTGACAGAGTGTATGCTGCTGTTGATAAACTCAAATCCTTATTAACATCAAAGAATCCTAAGTTTTCTGCTATTGGAAGAGAAGACTCAGATAATAAACTTGCTCAAGTTTGGAGGACTATACTTGAGTATATATGGGATATTTCTGATGGTGACATGGAATTTAAGCAAGCCGTCCACGATTATGCAATCGCTGGTATGGGATATTTTTATGTATATATAGACCCCGAGGCGGATTTCGGCAGGGGCGATGTCAAGTTTACCAATGTAAATCCTTTTAGAGTATATGTTGATCCTGCTGCGAGAAACAGGTATTTCAACGATGCCTCCGCCATCATATTATCTACTATATTAACGGAAGATCAAGTACTTGCCGTTTATCCGCAACTTTCAGAATTCATTTCAGAAATAGATAGTATGAATGATGAGGAAGATTATCCTGCTTCAAGCAGAAAAAACTCTTCCCAATCATTTACTCCAGATATAGTCAAAGATAGTGACCGTGGAGGATATCAAAGATATAGAGTTTTAGAAAGATTTGAAAAAGTAAAAGTTCCTTATTATAGACTTTTTAATAAACAGAATGGTGAAGAAAAAGTTGTTGATATGGAAACTTTTGAACAGATAGCCAGCGAAAATGCACATCTAATAGAATCTGGATTAATAGAAGCTGTCGAAATAATGCAAACTCGTATTAAAGTAGTGGCAACTATGGGACAACATTTATTATATCAGCAATTATTAAATACTGATGTATATCCTGTTATTCCAGTTCCAAATATTTGGACTAATACTCCATATCCCAAATCAGATGTTACAAAAGTTAAAGATTCTCAACGGCTTATAAACAAATTATTTTCATTAACACTTAGTCATGCGCAAGCTTCTGCTGGACTTAAGCTTCTTGTACCTGAAGGAAGTGTTGATGACGTAGGACAGCTTGAAAGGGATTGGGCTAATCCTAATGCTGTATTGGAATATAATCCAGAGTTTGGGGAGCCTCATTTTCCAGCTCCGCAACCACTTGCTGGTGAATTTTATCATTTAATAGACAGAGTAGAACATTACATAGATTTAAATTTTGGAATACCTGAGTTGATGCAAGGCTTCAAAGAAAAGGCTCCTGATACTGTACGCGGAACGGCTATGCTCTCGGAAATGGGAGAAAGTCGTGGGCGTTCTAAGCTAAAGGATATAGAAGCAAGTTTAAGTCAACTTGGAAGATGCATATATAATTATGCGAAAGGACATTATACATTCCAGAAAACATTTAAAATCGTGCAACCTAATAATGATTTAACTGAATTTACAGTTAATAATAGATTGTATGATGATAAGTCAAACGAACTACAGACCATAGAAAATGATATTTCTTTAGGTCAACATGACGTTCGTATTATATCGGGTTCAACATTGCCGTCAAACAAGATGGCTGAATACAACATGTATCTTGAGGCATATAAGTTGGGACTGGTAGATGATGTCGAGGTCTTAAAGAAAACTGAGATCTACGACAAAGAAGGTGTATTGCAACGAAAAGGTATGATGGCGAAAATGCAGTCATACATACAACAACTAGAAGGTCAGATAAAAGAACTTACTGGTGATCTGCAAACGGCTGACAGGGAAGCTGTTCATGCTAAGAAACAGGTTATCACTGAGAAATTTAAGACCGATTTGAATGAAATTGTCTCTGAGGCGAAATATAAGGAAAGAGTCAAGATTAATAAACTAGAAGGTGTGATTGATAAAGCAGATGTTCGTGCCGAAGCTTCGTTAGCTGTACAAAAGGCAAATAAAGGGAGCTCCTCTAAGAAAGGGAGCGCACAAGGAAAACAATAATCATAGGTTAAACTTCTTCGAAATATCGAAAGGTAGAGTTCGAATCAAAGAAGAAATCTAAAAGGAGGTTATATGGAAGATCAAGTGCAAAATAGTGTAGTTGATAGTCCTGAAAGCAATGTTCAAGTGACAACTCGTGAAGCGTTGGATGTATCTATGCCAGATGTTGAATTGGCATCAGAGCTTCCAAGTGTTCAGGATAGTGTCGTTAGTGAAGGTAATTCTCGCGCACCTAATTTAATTACTAAAGAAGGTGACGAGAGCCAAATTGATTATGGGACTGATTGGGAAAATGAAACTCGCAAGTTTCAGTCTATGTATGATAAGCAAAAGGCTGATTATGAGAGTCTTCAAAGTGAGTACCAGCAACTTGCTCCAATGTCTGAACTGCAAAAGGTTCTTGAATCAAGACCTGATGTAGTTGAGGCAATAAGAGATAAGTTGGAGGGAAAAAGCAATCAAGAAACTATACGCGAAGGAGATGATCCTAATGTAATTGATGAATCATCTTTTGACCCATGGGAAGCCTATTACAAACCAGAGTCTGCCTCATATAAAATGAGAACGACTCAGGAAAAGGCTTTGGTAGATGAGGCTGTTGGACAACATATGTCTCAAATACAAGGCCAAGTTGCGTTGCAGAATTTGCGCAATGAGTTATCTAGCAACTATAATATGCAGGATGAAAAGGATATCAGTGATTTTATTGAATTTGCGACCACACCGAGAGATCAACTTCCGATTGATCTTTTAATCGATGTTTATCGTAAATATTATAATAAAGGAACTGACAATGTTTCTCCGAACATGGAAGCAGTTAGAGCGACTCAAAGCATTCCTAAGACAGCTGGGATTCTTCAGGGTGGTGAAGCACCAAGAAAGAATGAACAGGATTCTGCTTGGGATAGAATTTTGCAAGCTGGGCAAGCAGGGAGAATTCCCTAATTAAAAATAATCAAAAATAGGAGGTAACACATGGCTGTTACAAGTGGGGTAAAATCCAGTTATGATATTACAGCTGCTGCTGCTACTGCTGGTATTGGGCAAGCGCCTGATCGCCGCCGATTATACGATTTTTCAGACCGAGTTGCCGAATTGGCACCAGAGGAATCGCCGTTTTTTGTATATCTTTCAAAAGTTGCAAAAGTACCAACGGACGATCCTGTATTTCGGTTCTTAGAAAATCGTTCTAAGATTGATTGGACTACTCGTAATTTTAAAATGGCTGCTGGTGTAAACGGAGGTTCTGCTGTAAGCGCAGGAAGCTCTTATACATTTACAGTTGATTCAGATAGTGCTACGGGTGGAACAGCTTCTGGCGGTGCATCGGTTGATTTCCTTACAAAAGGAATGGTCTTTGCCGTAAATACTGTTAGTGGAGCTGCTGGTTATTCACAGACTTTAGTCCGTGTAGAAAGCGCTCCTGCTGACTTAGGTACATCTACCTCATTTACTGGTAAGATTATTAATATATCTAATACAGTAACTTCTGGAGATAGTGCTATTACAGGTGAGGATATTATCGCTAATAATGATAATTGCCAAGTAATTGGTACTTCATTTCAAGAAGGAAGTGGATCACCTGATGTATGGTCTAGTGAAATCGAAGATGATTTCGGCTATACGCAGATCTTTAAGACCGCAGCTGAAATGTCGAATACGGCAATTGCTACTCGTTATCGTGGTTATGCAAATGAATGGGAGCGCATTTGGGCTCTTAAACTTCGTGAGCATAAAGTAGATATTGAGAGAGCATTGCTATTCGGGCAAAGAGCTCGTGTAAGTTCTATCCAGTATACTGAAGGTATTGTTGGACATATTCTAAAGAATGGTAAAGCAATTCTTGGTACGGGTGATATGACTTATACAGCTGGCGAACCATATTTTAGAAGTGTAGCTAGTGCAGAGTTGACATATGATCGTTTGCTTTCAGATATGGAAGTAATGTTCGATCCAGCTCGTGGCGGAGCAAGTGAAAAGTTAGTTCTTGCAGGTCTTCCTGTAATTTCTTTCTTTAACAAACTTGGTTCAGAGTCATTCTTGAGTGCAAGTATGTCTCATAGTAAGAATGCATCTGAGACTACTACGCCTACAGCGACTGGTGCAAACCAATATCCATATAGAATGGGTATGGAAACACGCGATGGTGCTTTTGGTCATCAAGTATATACTATTGAAACTGTTCATGGTACTATGCATTTGGTCAAAGAACCGCTATTTCGTAGTATTTCTGCCAATATGATGGCAATGGTTGATATGAGTAAAGTATCTTATCGTCCATTAGTAGGTAATGGTGTTAATAGAGATACATCAATTTTAACTAACGTACAAAACTCAGATGAAGACTTGAGAAAGGATATGATCCTTACTGAAGCAGGCTTAGAAGTCACGCTTCCAGAATCTCACGCGCTTTATCAAGTAGAATTATAGTAGGAGGTTAAAGAGTGTATAATAAATCATTAAATACTAGTAGCGGAAGCTATAATACTAAAAAGCGCGCAATACAGAATATTGATAATGGCGCTGCTGTGACAAGAACATTAACAGATGCTGAGTCTGGGACTCTATATCTTGTTGATATGTCAACAGTAGATAACGATGTTGCAATAACTCTGCCAACAGCTTCAGATTCTGAAGGTGTATGGTTTGATTTCTGTTTCACAGTTGCCTGTGATGACGATGCAGATTTTTCTGTAACAACTGGTGCTGACGGAACTGATATATACGGTTATATTGTCACTGGTGCTGCAAACAGCACGGTTGATGATGTTGATGGATTGTCAAAAATAACTGTAGACGGTTCAGTAGCTCAGACGACAGAAGGAATGAGACTCACATTTTTATGTGATGGTACTAATTGGCATCTTAGTGGGTATAATCCTACTGCAATTGGAACTGTTCTGGTTGTCGAATCTGCGAGTGCTTAATTACCTAAATAGATAAAGGTAAGCAGTTTTGGATACTGTGGGGCTGGTCGTATAAAGGGCTAGCCCCAAAAATCCTAAAAATTTTAAAATTGGAGATAGTATGGCAGCTTATAACACGATAACAAAAATTATAGTAGGGCAAATTCCATCTGGAACTGAAGATAGTGGTACAGCAGGTACATTGTCAAAGTTAATTAATGACTTCTGGCAGACGCTAGACAGTACTAGTGGAGCGGTTCAAAGTATGACCGCTGTTCAGATTGCGCCTTACACAGTTGCAGTAATTATAGTTTACTTAGGTTAAGATGCCTAAATGCCAACATTGCGAAGAGCCTAATCCAGAGCATTGGTTCTATTGCAGAGAGTGTGGTAAAAGAGCTTCTAAGCCAAAATTTACAACAAACTCTTTTATGAGAACTGAAGCTGGAAAAAGAACGGATGTAGAGTTTAACACTATTTCCTACGAAGAAAGCTTTGATAAAATGAATAAAGCCGATAAGCGGTGGAAGGGATTTTAATATGCCTTATGGAAAAGGAACTTATGGAAGCAAGGTCGGAAGACCGAAGAAAAAGAAATCTTCTAAGAAAAAGAAGTCTTACAAAAAGAAAAAGAAATCTTCTAAAAAGAAGAAGAAGAAATAATTAAATGGCAAATTTTGATGCACAAGTAATAGACCTAGTAGGTTCATCTTGGACTACAGATCAAGATGCGGTAAATCAGTTTATAACTGAAGGTGCTAATGAAG